GGTTCCTCTTCGAAGTAAAATAGGTTTCACGACATTTGCTTCAATATGACTATCAAAACAATTACTAGTGATTTCACGAACAATACTACCAATCGGATTGGAATAGGTGTTCTTTGTAAACATTTTAAAGAAAATTTGAGCAGCATTATCACTAATACGCATTTCTCTTGCGGAACTGTTATTAGTTTCGACTATCTCGGCGTCATTTAAAATTGTGTCAATTATCATTTTTATTTTTATTTTAATTGTTTATATATGCTTATACGTTATTTATTTAAAAAGGTTACAGTTTTTATTGAAAATCCTTTCATACAATCATCGCAAATAAATCTTGTTGAGTCGCCTCTAGTTCCATTTTTTTGCACTCTATTACTACCGCAAAATTTGCAAGTCATATTTCTATCGCCGACCTTATCAACAGGCTTGTAGAGAATACATTTTTCTTTTTTTCTCTTTAAAAATATGATCGAATCCTTATACATTAGGTCAATTAATTTTTGAATTTCAGCAGTTTTATTGAATACTAGTGCATGGCATGTTTGCCTACCCTTGCTTGGATGCTTGGTGTTAATCTTCCAGCAATTAATATTTTTTGATTTTAAATATATATTAAGGCTTTCAAGTAATTCCATCGATACAGAACTGAATTCCATTGTTAATAAATTTCTTCTACGTGTTGGAATATATACGCTACCATCAGCATCAAAAAAGCCTCTAATAAAATGTGGTATTAACAATTGATTAATATCAGGTAATTTTAGCTTACAAGCATTTTCATACGATTTTCTTGGAAATAAGCCGTTCGAGAGAAGATCATTGTATAATTCTTTTGATGATTTTGACAATGAAATTTGTTTCTTGCTATTTAAATTGTATTTTGAAAAATCAAAATACCCAACATTAAAATATGGAAATATGCTTAACAGTTGTAAAAGCATATCCTTATCATCAATACATATAGATATTCTTGATAGGTGTCTTATTCTACCATTTATTTCAGTATATGTGCTAATAGTTCCATCACCATACATAAAACCAAGTAGATATGCTTTTTCTTGAGTATCTATAATTTTCAATTCATTTTTATATTTTTCTTTCATTTAATTATTTTCATTATAAATACTGTGCGCATAGTCAAAATCCGCCAATTAATTAAAAATGTTGAATTTCTTTCTTGGCGTAACAGGATTCCTTACACCTGTATATAATGACCAGCCTTCCTCTACCTGTATTCTATCCCAGAATTCATCGAATCTGCCGCCATGAACGCAGCCTTCTTCTGTTTCGATTTTGCCTTCTGCATTAATGAATGCGTATTCTTCATCGGTATAGTACTCGCCTTTAACAGCATTACCTTTCTTCATTTCCTGATATGCTTCGTTCTTATTCATAATATTACCTCCAAGCTGTTGAACAGCGTAAAAATGTTTCGCTTCCTGTTAAATTCAATTTCTTAATTATTTCGAGTGCCTGTATCTGTGATATGTCAGTCTTTAGGGCTGTGTTTTGTGAATCTTTACGAACATACTTTACCAGCCTATAGGTATCCTCATGTTGAAGGATTACCCATAAATGTCCCCAATCTTTACATACCAGATCGACGTTAATCTGATTATTGCCAGTTATCTGAAACTCACCAACCAAATATTTCATTTCCTTTTCCATAGTTGTTAATTGTTTTTAGCTTATACGTGTAAAACAAAAAAAGGTTACAAATTAATGCAACCTTTTTATAACTCATTGAATATCTTATTATTTATATCCCATTTCACGCATGGCTTTTTCAATTTCTAATCTCACACGCATGATTGAAATAGCTGGATTCTCTGGCTTATATCCTAAAGAGCCAAACCATAGCTTAAATGCTTGTGGAAACTCCGTTGCAGTATTAATACGCTTGCTAGCATTATTAACAGTATTGGCATTGGAAGTTGCTTTTTGCAATGTCCTTACGTCCGATGCCATAGGAGCACTTTGAGCAGTGGTTGGTGGCGTTGTTGATGCTGCGTTCACTTGTGGCGGTAACGGTGCTGTTTGCTCGTCTGTGCGCATTTGAGGATGATTGCCAGTTTCATCGGGTACTAATGTTGTTCCCCCAGCCATTGACGATGGTGGCGGCGTAGCCGATGATGGGTTATACGTATCAAGTATCTCATTAAGCCTCTTAGCTATATTTGATACTTCTCTCTTAGTTTCTTTTTTCATCTTAATTGAAAAATTTAAGTACGCCAGTACTATACAGCAAAGATTCTGATTGGCGACGAAAAGTAAGACCTCTGTAAGCAACGCCAGCAGACTTATTCCACATTCCAAAGCAGACCTCAATTGAAGGTGTGCTAACAATGCCTTTAATTCTTTTTAATAGGGTTGATCCCTTTAAAGCACCAAACCCAACATTAAATGCGAATGAAACGAGTGCGTCAAATTGACCTTGACTTAGTTGTAAGTCAAGTGAATTGATGCTGTCTTCAAATCTATCGCAATCCTCTTTAAGATATTGCGCTGCCTGTGGTTCGTCAATTGTAAGATATTGAGGAAAATATTTGGCAACGTCCGCAATTGTTTTTATATATCCGCCTTGTGGTCTAATTAAAACACGACCATAACCAATTGTCATATATCCACTTACATCTGGCTTTGGTTGTAGTCCTATTGCTTGTAAGTCGCCATCATTTAATTGCTCGTAGTGCTTTATCAAGTTAACTCCAAGATCGCTTATTTTTTGTTCCATAGTAGTTTATTTTTCACATAAATACTACTATGAATTTTATTAGTCCATGTAATCCACTTACGATTGTATAACCGTCTGTTGACAAGTATTTCCAGAGAGGTTGCCGCCATTGGAAAGATTACAAATTTTTTCATAATTTTTTTGCATTCTTTCACGAACCTCAATTGGAAGCTTTACAGCATGCTCATGGTTATAAATGAAACTTCGGGCATCTTCGCCATATAATATAGGCGTATCTTTAATTGGTCGGCTCATTTTCTGGCTTCATCTTAATATAACTCACTGTTTCAAGCACATGTTGGGTTGATTTGTCAACAAGTGCTTGTGCGTCAGCCATTTTACCAATAGCAAACATATATTGGAGTGTTACTTCCATGTAAATCTCTTGCATAATTATAGCATTAATTCTGTTCCATTATATAATGTAATTGAGCAATGTCCCAATTTACGCATTGTGCGGCATTGACTATCAGTGGGACTTTTACAAATCTCAGGCTTATAAGAACCCGAACCAACGGCAATCCATCCTAATCTCGTTAGTACATCGTCAGGATATTTAACTGTTGGATAGAGGTTTCTAGCAATATTGAAATGAAAGGACGTGACTTGATACGCATCTTCAAGTGTTCCAGTGTAATAATGACATGCACCGTAACGATCAATCCAGAATTCATTTTTTATTCTTTCCAGAACATATTCTTCGTCAATCTTCGATAACGCCATATGTGTCATGTTCAATTTCTTCTGGTATTTCGCTTTCATTTCGATCAAGCCTTTCAAAGTCATACTCTGCGACTACTTTTCCTTCGGCAAATTCCGAGTATATTTTTTTGATTTCCTCTTTGAAGAATGACAAAGCATGAACGTCTTCTTTTTCAAAAGGGCACACTACATCATAAGATGCTTGAAACAAGCCAACACTAGGGTCAGCAAAATCTGTTATGAATAGCTTCATCTTTTCAACTCTTTTTGTAATAATGGAAATAATTTTTTTAAATAATTCGTTTCATACGAATCGCCTTTGCAGATAAAATTCCAAGGTTCATCACAAAATGCCCCAATGGTTTCTTTAAAATCTCTTTCTTCTCTATGATCATCAATGTCAAAGCAAATATCTTTAATTCGCTGCATTCTATCGACAAATTCTCTTTCGTCTTCGCAATCGCTTTCAATCCGTTTGAATTCTGATCGAAGTTCTTTTTGTGCTTCACGCCATTTGTACCAAGGCAACTCATGAAACATTTCTTTTCGGATATAATGTCTAACAGCCTTTAAGGTCGCTTTAGCATCAAATACGCCTCTATCATTGGAGTTGCTAAGTGCCCTCACAATGTAATCAGTGTTACTAGATAGTAAAAATCCTCTAATATTGTTATTCATAGCACCCCATTGATACGAGAAATTGCAATCAGGTGCAGCAATTATTATTTTACCTTTACCGAATTCGTAATCCTGTAAGATTATTTCTGCTTCGCCTATTTTAATTACTTCCAACATGTAATTCCAGTTTAGTACGTGGTTTACAGATCATTGTATCGCCATTTTCAAAAGTTATTTCATAGCTTTTGTTTGGCAATTTGGTTATTTCGGCTACAGTCATATCTGTGCCAAATTTCTTTACAAAAATGGTATTACCATTTTTCAGTTCCTCAATTGTAATTTCGTGCATAGTGCTTATTTTACAGGCTCACGTGCTGTTTGAACCTCGTTAATCGTTATAGTCGTATTTGCTCTCAATGCTTCGACAGCTTTGTTGAAATTAGTGTCAACGCACCAATCGAAGCCTATTTCAGAGTCAAAGTCATGACCTACATGATGGTTCACATCGAAGCCATTGTCACGTAGAAACCCTTTAAGCAGGTATAAAAGGTGTGACTTACCTGAACCAGCATTTCCAGTTACAGTAATTGTTAAATTTCTCTTTTCCATTGTATTAATTTCTTGGTTATAGAATATATGATGGTTTCGGAAAGCACCATATGAAATACAGGAATGCTATCACAGCTAACGCAAATAACGTCCATCCAGCGATATTTGAAACCATTTTCCATTTAGGATGCCTTTCAATATGATTGAGAATATCATGATCAGTGTTTGTATCAGCCATTAGTCTAGTGGCAAAGGCTAAAAGAACCAGAGTAAAATAAATTTGAAATATCATGTTTTTATTTGTATTCGTTTATAAATTAAGGACGTAATCTTTCTTGTACTGTGTGTTGATTTTTTGAGTTAAGCTTACCATTCTTATTTTTTATGATTACGCTTAGACTCATTACTTCAAAATTAGTGCCATCAACCTCTAACTTACCGTAAACTTTAACCATTGAGACATAGATTGTTTGACTTTCCCACTCAACAATATCAGCAACAGCTGGGATTGCGTCGCCATAGTATCTTCCGATTACTTTATTGTAGGGCAAATCGCCAACATATTTACTAATAGTCTCGATCATTCCCTTTGAGAAGTCATTCAGAGAAGTCTCCCATATGTATGACGTATAGCCATCGGTATCAGTTTCAGCCTTTTCATACATGCCGTATTTCTCAGTGAGTACGCATTGTAAAGGTTTTGTATTCACTGCATCAACGCTTTGAATAGCCATGAGTAAAATAATTACGATCAGATAGAGTCTTGTTTTCATTTGTTTTTATTTACTTATACGTACTTGTAATAAAAAGGTTACAACAATTTACTTAAAAGTATCTGGAATAATCTCATTTCTTATTCTAGCTATCATGAAGCACTTCAAGTATGTCATAGACTTATTGTCATATTTTACCATGAATTCGTCAATTTTTTCAAGATAATCCTTTCGGACTAAAGTTAAAATGTAATTTCTGAATTGGAAATCTTCGATCTTTCGGGCGTTTTTAATCACAAGATCAAACCTATTTAATAAGCTTACGATATAAATTCTTTGGTTGTCATTCAATTCCTGTAACTTAGTTGTTAAAGCTTCCAAGACAGGATATTTAGTCACCGAACCCAATGTATTACTATGTAACATGGCTTAGATGTTTATATTGTTCGTGACAATAAGTATGACGTCCATGCGATCATGGTGTTTTTTTGACACTTCGCTACAAAGGCATGTAAGTGACATAATTGGCAGTGTTTTATGCCAATCATATGAGTAATATTTCGTAGGAATAACATCATTCATGTAAGCCTTCATATCAATTTTCGAGGGTCTACCCATACGTTTACTGATTTCGTCGAGCATTACCAAAACGAATTCAAAGGAATCTGGTCGCCAAAGATACACAACAACGCCATTGTCTTGTTTTTTAATCTCACATGGTTTATTCATGATATCTACCAAAATATCAGCAATAGGCTTTTCGCTTTCCGATTTATCTGACTGATAGCTTTTTGCCATCGCATCATAGTCCAAGTTAGCAGTTCTATCATTCATTATCTTAATAAAGCTTTTGTCAATACGCTTCATTTCAGACTCAAATGAGAAGGGAAGCCATTCTAAGAATTTCTCA